AACTAGGTGCAAGAAATAAAGTAATTGGTAAAGAAATAAAAGTATTGGTTAACGACAAAAAGATTAATTATAAAAAATCATTGGAACTTGCTCTTAATAAATTTCCTAAAACTAAAAAATTACCATTCGCATGAAAGATTTAAACGAGCTTAACATTGAAATAGAATTGATTAAGAAAGATATTAATGATATAAAAAACAATCACTTACATCATATTGAAAGAGATATGAGAGATGTAAAGATAGAAGTGTTTAGGTTTAAATATATTGTTTGGGGAGCTGTACTTATATTTATATTAGCAACAGACAATTTTAAAGAATTGTTGAGGTTACTTTAAATGGCAAAGAAAGGATTGGCTTATAATATAAACAAATGCAAAAAGAATAAAACCTGCAAAAGCAAAAAAAAATCAACGGTGTCTAATAAAGCATACGCAGCTATGAAAAATAAATGGAAAAAATCTAAAGCATAGTGAAAAACATAAAGACAGTATCAGCATTAGACAATACAGAATTACAACAACTAATGTTGAAATATAGGATTTCAGTAAACGAGTTACACTTGAAGACATCAATCTCTAAGAATGATATTCATGGGTTTCTCAATGGAAGAAAAAGTATACCCACTCATATAGTGGACACAATCAACCAAATAGGAGAAAACGATGACAGATAAAGATAATGCAATAGCAGAAGGGCAAGATGCTGAAAGGTTACTTAAAGACCCTTTGTTAATAAAATCTTACGAAGTAATCCAAAATGATATATTTCAACAATGGATTAGAACAGAGATAGAGGAAACTAAAAAAAGAGAATCCTTATATCACTCACTTCGAGGTGTACTCACAGCACAGAACGTACTAGTGAATACTGTTGAGAATGGAAAAATAGTCTCAAACGAATTAAGGGGAGGTAAATAATCATGGCAAAAGATGATATCCCCGTACAAGAATCCAGTAATGGTGGTGTGCCTGTAACTGACATTAGGTCAGCACAAGCAGCCCTTCAAGGTATGATGAACACTCGTAACGAGCAAAGTTCAGAAGACCAAGAAGAAACAGAAACAACGGAAGAAGTTTCTGCACAGGACACGGAGTCCGAATCAGTACAGTTAGAAGCAGATAATCCTGATGGATTAACAGCTGATGACCTAGTAGACCAAGACCAAGAAGTAGAGTCTGAGACACCTGATGTTTATACTATCAAAGTAGATGGTAAAGATGTCGAGGTTACTCTCGAAGAACTACAGAATGGTTACAGTAGACAAGCTGATTACACAAGAAAAAGTCAAGTATTAGCAGAACAACGTAAAAAAGCTGATGATGAATTAGCTACGACTCAACAAGAAAGACAGCGATACTCTCAAGCCTTAGAGCAATTAGGAGACTCAACAGATTATGAAATTTCTCAATTCAAAAATGTTGATTGGACTAAACTCAAGGACGATGACCCAATGGCTTATATGCAGCAGAAAGATGCTTTAAGAGATTTGCAAGATAGTAAGAGAACTCTTGCAGATGAGAAAGCAAAGATAGCAGCTCAGAATCAAAAAGATTATGAAGCCAATTTCAACAAGACAAGACAAGACCAGTTGCAGATATTAACAGAGAAGTTACCTGAATGGGTTGACCCAGTCAAAGGAACTAAACTAAAAGCTGATGTAAAAAATTATGCTATAGGTGAAGGTTTCAGTGAACAGGAAATTGACATGTTAATGGACGCTAGAAGTATTAAAGTATTAAACGATGCTAGAAAATATAATGAACTTCTTAGAAGTAAAATTTCTAACAAGAAGCAGAAGATAGTACCTAAGATGCAGAAGCCTGGCTCACCTCAGTCTAAAGAAGATAACAGGTCTGACAAGATGAAAGCACAAAGAACAAGATTAAGAAAGTCAGGGCATATTAATGATGCTTCAAGCATTATTGAAAGTCTCATGAACAAATAATCTAATACTATAATTTTTTTAAATAGGTAATCAAAATGGCAATTTATACAAACGCATATGAAACCTTCGATTCAAATGATAAGAGGGAAGATTTGGCAAATGTTATTTATAACATCTCGCCAACAGACACGCCATTTATGTCTTCTATTGGTACAGGTAACTGTGCTTCAACATTACATGAATGGCAAACAGACGCACTAGTAGCAGCAGCAACTAACGTGGTAATGGAGGGAGACAATGCTCCTTCAAGAGCCTTAGTTGCTACTTCTAAATTACTTAACTATACTCAGATTTCTACGAAACCTGTTGTAGTTACTGGTACACAAGAAGTTGTTTCTAAAGCTGGTGTAACATCAGAGATGGCTTATCAAATAGCTAAAGCTGGTAAAGAACTAAAACGTGATATGGAGTTTGACTTAACAGGTGTTAATGTTGCAACGGTTGGTTCATCAGGTAATGGTCGTAAACTTAGAGGTTACGAAGCTTGGTGTAATACTAACGACTCTCACGGAGCTGGTGGTGCTACTCATGGTACAACTGGTGCAGTTACAGATGGAACTCAAAGAGTTTTAACTGAAGCATTAGTTAAATCAAGTCTTAAAGCTTGTTACGATGAAGGTGGTAATCCTGACTTAATGTTAGTTGGTTCATTCAACAAACAAAAAGTATCAGGTTTCACTGGAAACTCTACTCGTATGGACATGGCAGCAGATAAGAACTTAGTTGCGACTATCGATGTTTATGTTTCTGACTTCGGTGAAGTTAGAGTAGTGGCTGACAGAATCTTGAGAAGCTCAGGAAGAACAACTATGATAGTGGACACAGAAATGTGGACTACTGCTATGTTGAGACCTTTCCAAGTTCAAGATTTAGCGAAAACTGGTGATGCTGAAATCAAACAATTATTAGTTGAATACACTCTCGTTTCTAAAAACGAAAAAGCATCAGCTAAAATTGCAGATTGCACAGTATCATAACTTAAACATTTCATAACCCCATAAGGTTATTGTCTAGGGGTAGGCTTGGTTTCCTACCCCACCCTGATACATTAATGATGACCTTGAAGAACGTATCGCTTCGGAACGAGGTTATTAATATTGGAGAAATTTAATGAGAACATTAAATGATTATTTTTTAAAAGGCGAGATAGCAAATTTATCTGCTTCTTCTAGCTCTTTTGTGGTTGTTCCTGACGGAGGAAGAATTATAAAAATTACAGCTATGGGCAGAGGAACTATTGCTACAGCACCTGCTGTACTATCCTTTGAGATTGGTGGCGTTGCTATAACTGGTGGTGGAATTTCATTTACACACACTAGCTCAGTAAACGGAACTACTTTTTCATCTGAACCTACAGCACTTAACCGTGTTGAAGAAGGTTCAACAATCGAAATGATTACTACTGGTGCATCTACCAATGCTGTACTAGCTGAAATAACATTTTGGATTAGGAGATAAAAATGAGTAATTGGAGCTACGGACAACGAGTTATAAAGAATCACACGATTACTGTAACTCAAAATGGTGCTAATAACTTAACGGCTGCTTTTAGTGATGGAGTTACTTATGTAAGAGTTACAGCTAATACATCAGAAGTATTCGTTGCTTTTGCAAAAGTTCCTGTTGCGGCAGTAACTACTGGCATACGCTTAGTAGCTGATGAACCTAAAGTAATTAAAATAGACAATGCTGACAAGATGGCTTCTATTGCAGCTTCAGGTTCACCGAAAGTATTTATTGAGGAGCTTAGTGAGTAATGAGTAGAAAGTTAGGAGATGGACAAACATTTCACTTTCATTCTGCTGATGGCACTGGAGCTATCCGACATAAGTCAGAAGACTTAACAAAGCTACTCGACCAAAATAAAAGATTGCAACAGGAAGACCACCATATAAAAGATGAACTTCGATTATCTGCTAGGATTCCTGTTACAATTTACTATGAATGGAAGAATAAATTTGGCGTAGATTTATATGACAAAAACCACGCACCAGCAGTCAGAAGATTATTAAATAGTCCTGACTATAGATATTTAAAAACAACGAGTAGAGTAATATAATGGCTATAACAACTTATGCAGAACTAAAAACATCTATAGCAAACTGGTTAGATAGAGAAGATTTAACAGATGTTATCCCTGACTTTATTGCTTTAGCTGAAACAAGACATAAAAGAGATTTTAAGATTAGAAGAATGGAAACTAGAGTAACAGCTAATACTATAGCTGGTACAGAATATTACACTTTGCCTGATAACTATGTTGCTATGCGTAACATTAAATTAAACACAGACCCTAAGACACCTTTAAATTTTTTAACTCCTGAAATAATGGACAGATTACAAGCTGGAAGCAGCATAGGTTGCCCAAAAGCTTATTCAATTAAAGGCAATGACATACAGATTAGACCTATCCCTGATGGAGTTTACGAAATAGAGGTAGCTTATTATAAAACATTTACACCTTTATCAGACTCAAACACAACTAACGATATGCTTACGCATCACCCTGATGTTTATTTATACGGAGCTTTAGCAGAAGCAGAACCTTATCTTATGAATGACAAAAGAATTATAACTTGGCAGGGGTTTTATCAAGAAGCAAGAAAAGCTATTATAGAGTCTAACGAAAGAGATAGGCACTCAGGCACAGCACCTGTAACAAGAATTGATTACGGATTATATTAATGACTACCTGGACTATAGTAGCTAATGTATCACAAGGTTATTTTGAAACAGAAGATAACTTATTTTTATTGGGAACGGAGAATGGATTAATCTTTCAACAGGAAGGTTCTAATGCAATAGCTCCTGATGATTGGCAAGATGTACCAGCAACAGT